TGACAGTGACAGCAAGCCCCAAGGCGAGCCACAACTACTAGCCAAAGGGCATACAGTTGAATCATCTGTCTAGGGGACGTCTCGCACCCAGAGTATGTCCAAAGAACACCAGGGCTCTGACGTCTCTCCCTGCCTTGTCTCCCGGAAAAAACCTTAAACCACCCATTTCCTCATGTTTGCCCAAGGCTCTGACGATAACCCTGAAAAATTTGACTAACAAATAAAGGAACCTGGACCCTATAAAAGGGGAGAGCGACCTAAAAATGGGATCAACCTTTTCTCCCCAACGCCCTTTCGCGCCCCGCGGACAGCCACTGTCCGGGCTACTCCTGGCCTACCTAGATCATTGCTCCGCGCCCGAGCCATTCTTCTGCAGCCAAGCGGCACCTTGCACCTTCGCTTCTCCTGTCCTGGTAAGATCCCACTGGGTAGAGCTAGGCCGTTACTCCCTGGCCGCTCCCCTGGAGCTCCTTTGCTTAGCTCTTAAGGTCGCTCTCTCCTTCTCGTTAGGGTCCAAGGACTAACTTTACTTCCGTGTCTCGGTCTCCTTTCTTTGGCGGTCTCGTCTAAAGTCGAAAGTAACACCTCAAACTGTCAGCAGCGAGGCCTGGCCCGGGGCCAGCGCCTGTGAGCTTTACTCGGCTCGGAGCCAGGGGCTCAGAAAGTAAAGGCTGTAGCTGCCAGCCTTTGAGGGGAACCAAAAACAGGTGGGGGCTCGTCCGGGATTGATCACCCTCCTATTAAACATGGGAAATTCATACAGCCGTGCCGCCAACCCCATCCCCAAGGCCCCAAAAGGGCTAGCAATTCACCACTGGTTAAACTTTCTACAAGCTGCCTATCGGCTGCAACCGGGGCCCTCAGAGTTTGATTTCCATCAGTTACGAAATTTTCTTAAATTAGCTATAAAAACCCCTGTTTGGCTAAACCCCATCAATTATTCCGTCCTAGCTGAACTCGTTCCTAAAAATTATCCAGGCAGAATCCAAGAAATTATAGCCATCCTAATCCAAGAAACCTCTACGCAGGAGGTTCCCCCATCCGCCCCACCGGCCAGCGAACCCCAAAATCCCCCGCCTTATCCAGAACCAGGGCAAGCCATACCCCAGTGCCTACCTGTTCTGCACCCCCATGGTGCCCCTGCCGCCCATCGCCCTTGGCAGATGAAAGATCTCCAAGCTATAAAACAGGAAGTTACCTCTTCCGCACCAGGGAGCCCTCAGTTCATGCAAACCGTGCGCCTGGCAGTCCAACAATTTGACCCGACTGCCAAAGACCTCCATGACCTCTTACAATACCTGTGCTCCTCACTAGTTGCCTCCCTGCACCACCAGCAGCTCGAGACCCTCATCGCTCAGGCTGAAACCCAAGGGATAACCGGATATAATCCCCTGGCCGGCCCCCTGCGAGTACAGGCCAACAACCCAACTCAGCAAGGGCTCCGGCGAGAATACCAAAACTTATGGCTGTCGGCCTTTTCTGCCCTCCCAGGAAATACTAAAGACCCCACCTGGGCGGCAATCCTCCAGGGCCCCGAGGAACCGTTTTGCACATTCGTAGAAAGACTTAATGTGGCCCTAGACAACGGCCTCCCTGAAGGAACCCCCAAAGAGCCTATTCTTCGGTCCTTAGCATATTCTAATGCCAACAAAGAATGCCAGAAACTCCTACAAGCCCGAGGGCAGACAAACGGTCCCTTAGGGGACATGCTCAGAGCTTGCCAGGCGTGGACGCCCCGGGACAAAAACAAAGTACTAATGGTCCAACCTAAAAAGACACCTCCCCCAAATCAACCATGCTTCCGGTGCGGGCAGGCGGGCCACTGGAGCAGAGACTGTAAACAACCTCGTCCCCCCCCAGGCCCATGTCCGCTCTGTCAAGACCCCACCCACTGGAAGCGAGATTGCCCGCAGCTAAAACCAGATCCTGAAGAAGGCATGTTGTTAGATCTGCCTTGTGAAGACCCAGCGGCCAGAGACCAAAAAAACTTCATAGGGGGGGAGGACTAGCCTCCCCCCAAACAGTGCTGCCTTTTATACCATTATCCCAGCAAAAACAACCAGTCCTACACGTCCGAGTATCCTTCCCAGGTACCCCCCCAGTAAGCATCCAGGCGCTTTTAGACACAGGGGCAGATGTAACCGTCCTCCCAGCCCGTCTATGCCCCCCTGACCTAAAATTACAAGACACCACTGTCCTTGGAGCCAGCGGGCCAAGCACCGACAAGTTTAAAGTTCTACCCTGTTTTACGTATGTCCATCTGCCCTTCCGAGGACGACCAGTAACCTTACCATCATGCTTAATTGATATTAATAATCAATGGGCCATTCTAGGCCGAGATGTCCTCCAGCAATGCCAAAGTTCCCTTTACCTTGCAGACCAACCCTCTCGCGTTCTACCAATCCAGACACCTAGTGTCATTGGGCTGGAACATCTCCCCCCGCCCCCAGAAGTTCCACAATTTCCGTTAAACCAGAGCGCCTCCAGGCCTTGACTGACCTGGTATCCAAGGCGCTGGAGGCCAAATACATAGAACCTTATCAAGGACCAGGCAATAATCCAATTTTCCCGGTCAAAAAACCGAATGGAAAATGGCGCTTCATCCATGATCTCCGGGCCACCAACTGCCTCACTAAAACCCTAACTTCCCCGTCTCCCGGCCCCCCCGACCTTACCAGTCTGCCCCAAGGCCTCCCACATCTTCGAACCATTGACCTGACTGACGCCTTTTTTCAAATCCCACTGCCTGTTGCCTTCCAGCCCTATTTTGCATTTACCCTCCCTCAGCCCAACAACCATGGCCCCGGGGCTCGGTATTCCTGGAAAGTACTACCCCAAGGGTTTAAAAATAGCCCAACTCTATTTGAACAACAACTCTCTCATATACTCACACCTGTAAGACAGGCCTTTCCAAAATCTATAGTCATTCAGTACATGGATGACATACTCTTGGCCAGCCCTACCCTTGAAGAGTCCATCGTTCTCGCCCAGGAAATAACCAATGCTCTAGCCCAGGAGGGCTTGCCCATGTCCACAGAAAAAACCCAATCCACTCCTGGTCCCATACACTTTCTCGGACAAACCATATCCAAAAAATACATAACTTATGAAACCCTCCCTACCATACATGTCAAGCCTAATTGGACCTTAACAGAATTACAGTCCACCTTAGGGGAATTGCAATGGGTATCCAAAGGGACTCCTACACTCCGCTCATCCCTCCATCAATTATATACGGCCCTCCGAGGTCATCATGACCCCCGCGATACCATACAACTTACCCCACCACAACTACAAGCGCTCAACACGCTTCAAAAGGCTCTGACCCACAATTGCAGAAGCAGAATAGTCAGTAATCTGCCTATCCTGGCCCTCATAATGCTCCGCCCCACAGGCACTACAGCAGTTCTTTTTCAAACAAAACAAAAGTGGCCACTTGTCTGGCTGCACACCCCCCACCCGGCCACTAGTCTGCGCCTTTGGGGACAATTATTGGCCAATGCCATCATTACTCTAGATAAGTACTCACTACAACACTATGGCCAGGTATGCAAATCCTTTCATCATAACATATCTAATCAGGCCCTTACCCACTACCTACACACGTCAGACCAGTCAAGTGTTGCCATTCTCCTACAGCACTCGCATAGGTTCCATAATCTCGGGGCCCAACCATCGGGACCATGGAAAGGCCTCCTACAAGTACCCCAAATCTTCCAAAATGTTGCCACACTTAGCCCTCCATTCACTATTTCACCTGTGGTTATCAACCACGCCCCTTGCCTCTTTTCCGATGGATCCAACTCTCAGGCTGCCTTCACTATCTGGGATAAAAAAATAATTCACCAACAAGTCCTTCCTCTTCCTACCGCCAGCTCGGCTCAAGCAGGGGAACTTTTTGCCCTATTAGCGGCCCTACGAGAATGCAAACCCTGGTCATCACTAAACATATTCTTAGACTCAAAGTTTCTTGTTGGCCAGCTCCGGCGCCTGGCCCTTGGGGCTTTCATAGGTCCATCCACCCAATGTGACTTACACTCGCAACTCCTGCCGCTCTTGTATAACAAAACCATTTATGTTCATCATGTAAGAAGCCACACCTTATTACAGGACCCTATATCCCGCCTCAATGAGGCTACCGATGCCCTCATGCTCGCACCCCTTCTGCCCCTCAGTCCAGCGACCCTTCATGAAATCACCCACTGCAACCCCCCTGCACTGTGCAACCATGGGGCTACAGCAACTGAGACTAAGGCTATTGTCCGGGCATGTCACACCTGTAAGATAACCAATCCCCAAGGGAGACTGCCCCAGGGTCACATTCGCAGAGGGCACGCCCCAAACACTATCTGGCAAGGAGATGTCACTCACCTACAATACAAAAAATATAAATACTGCCTTTTAGTCTGGGTCGATACTTACTCAGGAGCAGTAGCTGTGTCGTGCCGGCGTAAAGAAACCAGCTCAGAATGTGTGGCCTCGCTGCTAGCAGCCATTTCCATCCTAGGAAAACCACACACCATTAATACAGACAATGGGGCAGCATATTTGTCCCAGGAATTCCAACAATTTTGTACCTCACTCTCCATAAAACACACCACTCATGTCCCCTACAATCCCACCAGTTCCGGATTAGTGGAAAGAACTAATGGAATCCTAAAAACCTTAATCTCCAAATACCTCCTAGATGACCACCACTTGCCCCTGGACACAGCCATTTCCAAAACTTTGTGGACCATAAACCATCTCAATGTCCTCTCTTCCTGCCAAAAGACACGATGGCAGTTACATCAAGCTCAACCCCTGCCCCCCGTTCCTGAGAATTTGCCCCTTCCTGAACCAGTGCCAAAATGGTATTATTATAAAATCCCAGGTCTTACCAGTTCAAGGTGGAGTGGGCCTGTACAATCTGTTAAAGAAGCAGCCGGAGCGGCCCTCATCCCGGTAGGTACTAGGCACATCTGGATTCCGTGGCGTCTCCTGAAACGAGGTGCATGCCCAAGACCCGGAGACAGCGTAACCACCGAATCAAAACACAAAGACCTTCAACTCCATGGGTAAGTCTAGTCTCTTTATTTGCCTCTTTTGCTCATACATGGCTAGTCTCTTTGTCCCTGGCGACCCCAGTCGGTGCACACTTTTTATAGGAGCCTCCTCCTACCACTCCAGTCCCTGCGGGTCTAACTACCCTCAATGTACTTGGACACTCGACCTAGTGTCACTTACCAGGGATCAAAGTCTAAACCCTCCATGCCCAGATCTAGTCACCTACTCCCAGTATCACAGACCTTATTCCTTGTATCTTTTTCCCCATTGGATTACTAAACCGAATCGTCAAGGCCTTGGTTATTACTCTGCCTCCTACTCAGATCCCTGTGCTATCAAGTGCCCCTACCTAGGATGTCAATCTTGGACATGTCCCTATACAGGACCTATGTCCAGCCCATACTGGAAGTACACCTCAGACCTAAATTTCACCCAAAAGGTGTCCTCTGTCACCCTCCATCTACATTTCTCAAAATGCGGATCCTCCTTCTCTCTTTTACTCGACGCACCCGGTTATGACCCCGTATGGTTCCTTTCCTCCCAAACTACACAGGCCCCACCTACACCCGCCCCTCTGACACAAGACTCCGACTTCCAACATATCTTGGAGCCCTCTGTGCCCTGGAGCTCCAAAATCCTCAACCTTATCCTCTTAACTCTTAAAAGCACTAACTACTCCTGCATGGTTTGCGTTGACCGCTCCAGCCTCTCCTCATGGCATGTCTTGTATGACCCACTAAAAGTTCCCAAGCAACACGAACCCCGTGCCCGGGCCCTCTTGCGGCCCTCTCTGGCCATTCCAATAACTAATACCACACCCCCCTTTCCTTGGTCCCATTGCTACTGCCCCCTTCTACAGGCTGTCATCTCCAATAACTGCAACAACTCAGTTATACTGCCCCCCTTCTCTCTGTCCCCTGTCCTCGATCTCTCCAAGCCTCGTCAGCGCCGAGCCGTCCCCATCGCCGTTTGGCTGGTGTCCGCCCTAGCGGTCGGTACAGGTATAGCCGGCGGCACCACCGGGTCCCTATCCTTGGCATCCAGCAGGAGCCTGCTACATGAAGTAGACCAAGATATAAGCCATCTCACTCAAGCCATAGTTAAGAACCATAACAATATCCTTCGGGTTGCTCAATACGCTGCACAAAACCGACGAGGCCTAGATTTACTCTTCTGGGAACAAGGAGGTCTATGCAAGGCTATCAGGGAACAATGTTGTTTTCTCAATATCAGCAATACCCACGTGTCTGTGCTCCAAGAGAGACCCCCCTTAGAAAAAAGGGTGATTACCGGTTGGGGACTCAATTGGGACCTCGGCCTATCCCAATGGGCCCGTGAAGCCCTCCAGACCGGTATTACCCTGTTAGCCCTCTTCCTCCTACTTATCATGGTAGGCCCTTGTGTCCTGCGCCAGCTACAGGCCCTCCTGTTCCGCCTACAGCACCGTAGCCACCCATACTCCCTCCTCAATCGCGAAACCAACCTATAACACCTCTGCAACCTCCTGTAGCAATGAGCCATAGTCCTCGCCCCTACCAGAAACCCACATACAGCATAGGCCCGAAGAATCTCCCCAAATATCCATGCCTTGACTCCAGTAATCCATGTACCCAAAGTATTCCCCTAATGCCTCCTCACAATCCACGCGAAGTTGGAAATTCTCTCGTTCCAAAAAGTCTATATAACCCGTCAACAAATTGCAAAACCCCTCAAACCCCAGTAAGTCTATACAATCCAACTGCTGCCGCCGCTCCTTTTTTCTCCTCTTTCTCTCCTCTTTTTCCTCGTGACACCTCCTCCGGCGCTCTTCTCTTCTTTTCCGACCCCGCCAGTAGCTTAGCAATTGCTTCTGCTCCTGAGCAAGGTCTTCTAAGCGACCCTTCCAATATCCTGAATCCTTTGTACTAGATCCCAGAGGACGCCCTCGGGGTCGCCTACCACCCCCCTGCAGCATGTCCACTTGATCTTTTCCCGATTGATCACACAACTCCAATAAAGCTTCCACCGGTGTGAGAGGATCTTCGGCCGCCAGTATCGGTGGTCCCACACTCCTAGACCGAGAGGTCAAGCTGCCCCCGGAAGTAGAGACGCAGGAATACACCACAGGCATAGTCCCCGCAGTTGTGGTCTCTGGAGTCAGTAAAGGCATCTTCCTAAAATACCCTGTAAAATAATCTCCTGTCAGCCCACTTTCCAGGTTTCGGGCAGAGCCTGCTCTACGGGTACCCTGTCTACGTTTTCGGCGATTGTGTGCAGGCCGATTGGTGCCCCATTTCCGGGGGGCTTTGTTCCGCCCGGCTACATCGGCACGCCTTACTGGCCACCTGTCCTGAACACCAGATCACCTGGGACCCCATCGATGGACGCGTTGTCAGCTCGCCTCTACAATACCTTATCCCTCGCCTCCCCTCCTTCCCCACCCAAAGAACTTCCCGCACCCTCAAGGTCCTCACCCCGCCGCCCACTGCTACAACCCCCAAAGTTCCTCCCTCCTTCTTCCATGCAGTCAGGAAACACACCCCTTTCCGAAACAACTGCCTCGAGCTCACCTTGGGAGAGCAACTACCCGCCATGTCTTTCCCCGACCCCGGCCTCCGACCCCAAAATGTCTATACCATGTGGGGAAGCACCATCGTGTGCTTATACCTCTACCAACTCACACCTCCAATGACCTGGCCGTTAATCCCACATGTCATTTTTTGCCATCCGGACCAACTAGGGGCCTTCCTAACAAAAATCCCTACCAAACGCTTGGAAGAACTCTTATACAAACTATTCTTAAGTACAGGGGCCATACTTATCCTACCTGAAAATTGCTTCCCAACTACCCTGTTTCAGCCCACCCGCGCACCAGTAATTCAAGCCCCCTGGCACTCAGGCCTACTCCCATACCTAAAGGAAATTGTCACCCCCGGGCTGATTTGGGTGTTTACTGACGGTAGTTCTATGATTTCCGGACCCTGCCCCAAGGAAGGGCAGCCATCTTTGGTGGTCCAATCATCTACATTCATTTTCCAAAAATTTCAAACCAAAGCCTATCACCCAGCCTTCCTCCTGTCCCATAAATTAATCCAATACTCCTCGTTCCATTCCCTCCATCTACTTTTTGAAGAATACACCACTGTCCCCTTTTCTTTATTGTTTAACGAAAAAGAGGCAAATGACAGTGACAGCAAGCCCCAAGGCGAGCCACAACTACTAGCCAAAGGGCATACAGTTGAATCATCTGTCTAGGGGACGTCTCGCACCCAGAGTATGTCCAAAGAACACCAGGGCTCTGACGTCTCTCCCTGCCTTGTCTCCCGGAAAAAACCTTAAACCACCCATTTCCTCATGTTTGCCCAAGGCTCTGACGATAACCCTGAAAAATTTGACTAACAAATAAAGGAACCTGGACCCTATAAAAGGGGAGAGCGACCTAAAAATGGGATCAACCTTTTCTCCCCAACGCCCTTTCGCGCCCCGCGGACAGCCACTGTCCGGGCTACTCCTGGCCTACCTAGATCATTGCTCCGCGCCCGAGCCATTCTTCTGCAGCCAAGCGGCACCTTGCACCTTCGCTTCTCCTGTCCTGGTAAGATCCCACTGGGTAGAGCTAGGCCGTTACTCCCTGGCCGCTCCCCTGGAGCTCCTTTGCTTAGCTCTTAAGGTCGCTCTCTCCTTCTCGTTAGGGTCCAAGGACTAACTTTACTTCCGTGTCTCGGTCTCCTTTCTTTGGCGGTCTCGTCTAAAGTCGAAAGTAACACCTCAAACTGTCAGCAGCGAGGCCTGGCCCGGGGCCAGCGCCTGTGAGCTTTACTCGGCTCGGAGCCAGGGGCTCAGAAAGTAAAGGCTGTAGCTGCCAGCCTTTGAGGGGAACCAAAAACA